CCGTGCCGCACTTGAAGCTGCTCAGCCTTTTGTGCAAAAGTTGGAACTAGCAGCCGCCGCGCCTACCGCCGCACTGGCCGGGCTGTCGCAGCTTGCGTATAATCTTGGTCTTGGTACGCAGAACCCCCGTCGTACAGCAGCAGAAATTGAAGAAGCGATTAACGTCGGCACTCTTCCGCTTGGAACTTTGACCGGGCCGCGTGTTCCGACAGCACGCCAGCTTCTACGCGAAACAACTTTACCGCCGCAGATGCAGGCAATTACAGAACCCGTAACCCCTACACCTGTTGTGCCGACAACCCTTCGCCGCCCGCAGGCGGTTGAGTTGCCGGAAGCCCCCGCGCTTACAGCGGAAGTCCCTGTGCCTGCGGTAGCACCGACGCCTGTTCGTGCAGAGCCGCAAGCCGTATTGCAGCAAGCCGCCGCGTCGATTGAGACACCTCCTACGGTAACGCCGGAACGTGCGGGTAATCTTAACCTTACCAAATTTGACAAGCCAGCCGACGTTAAGACCTTCCTTGACGACGTTGCAAAAGCGAACAACAATTTTGTTGAAGCCCGTCGCGGCGTCATGCCCATCGCCGAGATCAATAAAAAGGCTGAAGAAGTTGATCTTCAGTCTATCCTTGGCCGTAAAGTAGGAATGGCATTGAACGCGGAGCAGCTTCAGGCTGCGCGTAGCGTTCTTAACCAAACCGCCGATGATGTCTTTACCAAGGTTAAAGATTGGTCTGCGTCCGGGGCCGATCCTACAAAGGCCGATGAAGCACTTGATCTGATTGCCACGCACATGGCGTTTCAGGAAAACCTAGCCGGAGCAACAGCAGAAGCAGGGCGCGCTCTGCGTATTCTGCGGGAGCAGCCGAGCAGCGGTCGTTCGCTGGCGCTGCGGCAGCTTATGGAAGAACGCGCCAAAGGTGTTCCCGCTGAGACAATTCTTGAGCGTATCTCAACGCTCGATACTCCGGAACAAGTTGCCGCGTTTGTCGGCAAGATTAGCAAGCCGAACTTCCGCGACAAGTTTGAGGAATACTACATCAACGCTCTGTTGTCTGGGCCGCAAACGCAGTCGATCAACATTGCGTCAAACGCGCTTACTGCGGTATCGGCTCCGGTTGAGAAGGCTATTGAAGCGGGGATCGGTGCGGTCCTACGCACACCGGATCGTGTAACATTCAAGGAAGTTGGTGCGCGTTTGGCTGGAATGGGCCAAGGTGCGGTCGATGGTCTTCGTCTTGCTAAGCAGGCATTCATGACAGGAGAAGCGCCCAGCGCGGTTACCGCTCTTGAGACACGGCGCAATGCTATTAGCGGTTTGAAGGGCGAGATCGTGCGCCTTCCGTCGCGCTTCCTCATGACGCAGGACGAGTTCTTCAAAGCCATCCATACGCGTGGCGAACTTGCAGCCCAAGCGTACAAAAAGGCGCTTGACCTCAGCCAAGGCAATAAAGAAAAATTGGGCGAACTCTATAACGAGTTCTTAAATAATCCAACGGAAGCAATGACTAAGGCGGCGCAACGAGAAGCCGATTACCGCACGTTTCAGGCGGAACTTGGTCGGCCCGGTAAGTTTGTTCAACGCGCCACGAATGAATTTTTCTTGGCCCGGTATATCCTGCCGTTCGTCAAAACCCCGTTTAACTTGATTAAGTATGCGGCTGAGCGTTCACCTCTTCCGTTTATATCGGATCGTTGGCGTGCTGAGATCAAGGCGGGTGGTCGTCAACGCAACGAGGCGTTAGCCAAGTTGACGCTTGGTGGCAGCATCGCCGGAACGATTGCGACCAAGGCTCTTGAAGGCATGGTCACAGGCTCTGGCCCGACTGATCCTGAAGAGCGTTCCGCTTTGATGGCCACAGGTTGGCAGCCATACAGCTTTAAGATTGGCGATACATATTATCCGTATGGTCGTCTTGATCCTTTTGGTACAACGATTGGCGTTGTTGCTGATCTTGTGACCATGAAAGATTATATGACGGATGAAGAATATGAGAAGGCCGCAGCCCTCATTCCCTTCTCCGTGGCAACCAACCTCGCTGAGAAGACCTATCTTCAGGGCGCGACGAACTTGTTCGAGGCACTGTTCTCGCGTGACACAACGCCACAGCGGATCGAACAGTATTTCCGTAACGCAGCAGCCAGCCTTGCACCCAACGTGCTCCGCCAAACAGCGAACGCCGTTGACCCGCAGTTGCGCGAAGCCAACAGCTTGATCCAAGAAGTTCAGAACCGCGTTCCGGTTATTCGCGGCAACGGCTTCTCTATTGCTGGCACGGACTATAGCTTTGACGCTGTACCGGAACGCCTCGATGTGTGGGGCGATCCAGTTACACGCACTGGGTTTAGCGAAACAGGGGCCAACCTTCCTGCTTCAGAACGAGCATTTGGGATTGTCCGTAATCTTGTGACCCCAGTTAAATCGTCCAAGACTACGACAGACCCAGTGAAAAAAGAAGTGGCGCGGCTTCAGCTTGGCCTTGAACGCCCTGATAAGAAAGTATCTTTGGCGGTTGATATTGGCCGTGAAGACCCGGTTAAGTTTGAGATCGAATTGACGGATCGTGAGCGCCGCCAGTTTACTTTTGCGTCTGGCGTTTTGGGTAAGGCTCTTGTTGAGCAAGACATCAAATCGCCAGAATGGAAAAAACTTACGGACGATGAACGCCGCGAAAAGATCAAAGATCGCCTGTCGTTTGCACGCAAGACCTTCCGCTCGACTATCGGTACTCGCGCCCTTGAACGCTACATGGCCGAGAACGATGATCTTCCGAAGATTAAACCATAGGTGGTGTGATGGCCAAGAAGACTAGCGTTAAAGAACAGACGTGGCGGCCGCAACCGAAAGCGAAACGTCGCCACAAACCCGACGGGCTTCGCCATCGTAAGTCTTTGGGGCCACGCAGTAACTTGCGGACTAGCTTCTAATAATATAGATACTCTCCATGAAGTTCATGGGTATAGACCCCGGCGCGTTCGGGGCTGTTGCTATTCTGGATAAGGATAGTCGAGAACTTGTCATTATCGACATGCCGACATTGAAGGTCAAGCGCGGGCCGCGTGTTGTCAATCAGGTTGACGGCCACATGCTGGCCGACGCTTTGCGTGGCCACGCCACTGCCGATACTTCTGCTCTCATAGAAAAAGTCCACGCCATGCCGGGCCAAGGCGTGTCCTCGATGTTCAGCTTCGGCCGGGCAGCGGGCATCGTTGAAGGCGTGCTTGCTGGATTGTCTGTACCTTTTGAGTTGATCCCGCCTGCGACTTGGACTAAATCTATGCGCACGTTCGGAGGGAAGGACGGCAGTCGTCAGCGGGCACAAGAGTTGTTCCCGGATTACGCTCATCTCTTCGCACGGAAAAAGGACGACGGCCGGGCCGAAGCTGCGCTTCTTGCCTGCTACGCCGCCGAGAGGGAAGACGATGAAACACCTATTCGAGTATCAAAAGGTCGGCGCAGACTTTCTCTGTGAGAACCCGGCCGCGTTCCTTGCCGATGAGCAGGGCCTTGGCAAAACACTTCAAGTTATCGCAGCGTGTGATATGCTCGGCCTGACAAAGGTCGTCGTGGTTTGCCCTGCTATCGCCAAGATCAACTGGCGTCGTGAGTTTGAGAAGTGGGGTACGATAGAACGCACCGTTCTTGTCTATAGCTACGACAAACTTGTTCAATCGAAGGAGACGCGCAATGAAATCGCAAAGTTGGAGCCAGACGTTCTCGTCATTGACGAAGCGCATTATCTCAAGAACCGCACTGCTAAGCGTACAAAGTATCTATATGGTCAGTACTGTCGTGGCGATGGTCTTGTTCGTTTCGCTGATCGCGTTTGGCTTCTTAGTGGCACTCCCATTCCTAATAACGTCAGCGATTTTTGGACACATCTTAAATCAATCTGGAAGTACCCGCTAAACTTCACCGAGTTTACGACCTACTTCTGCAAGACATGGAACGGCCAGTTCGGTCTTCAAATCCTTGGCAACAAGACTGAACGCATGGCCGAGTTTAAGACCGTGCTCAAGTCGATTATGCTCCGCCGCAAGGGCGAGATCGTGCTGAAAGATTTGCCGCCCATCTGGTGGCAGGATGTGCCGGTCGAAGTCGATAACTGGAGCGACCGAAAACACATCGACGATCCACGCCAAGCCGAAGCTGTCGATATGATCCTCGCGCATTCGCTTACAAATCAGGACTTGGCTTCCGAGATTGAGAGCATCGCGCCTCACATCGCGTCACTGCGTCGGCTAACTGGGGTAGCCAAATCCTCACCCATTGCCACCCAAATAGCGGGCGAGTTGGCTGATGATGCTTATAGCAAAATTGTTATATTCGCCTACCATACCGACGCGATCCAGACGCTCTACGATAAGCTGAAAGACTTTAACCCTGTCGTCGTGGCGGGCGGTATGCCGACGGCCGACCGTCAAGCGGCGATTGACAACTTCCAAACCGATCCAAAGGTGCGGGTATTCATCGGCCAGATCACGGCTTGCTCGACAGCGATTACGCTGACAGCGGCAAATCAGGTGGCGTTTGTGGAGATGGATTGGGTTCCGGCAACCAACGCGCAGGCGGCTAAGCGTTGCCATCGTATCGGCCAGACTAAGCCCGTGATCGTGCGGACGTTCGGCCTTGTTAATTCTGTGGATGACATCGTGTCTAAGACGTTATCGAAGAAGGCACAGATGATTAGCGAGGCCCTAGATTAAGAAGGGCCGGGGCGACTTCCAAAACCCCGGCCCTTCCTTTCACTTAGAGCAAATCATCAAGGTCCGAGATGTCAGCGGACGGACGTTCCGTGGCAGTAAACTCGTCCGCAGCCGACAGTCGGCCATCCATACGTGGACCGTCGCCCACCTTCTGAAGATTGCCAAGTGAAAAGGCAACGCCGTTGTTGCCGTTGACGCTGTACGCATAGGCGCGCAGCGAAGCACGGACCTTTGCCCCCGGATAAATTTCCTTGGGGTCCGTGATTGGTGCGGGCTTGCCGTTCTCGCCAGCAAACTTGCTGACAACACCGGGAGCCTGCTTCGACTTGACGTTCATGAAGATCGAGCCTTCTGGATAGCCCTTCTCTTCGCCGTCGTTGCGGAAAGGCATACGGATTTTGCCGCCTTCCATCAACGATTTGGTCTTGTCTCCCCACTTCTCCTTAGCCACAGCGGCAGCCGTCGCCTTCAGTTCGGACATGTCAGTCCCATCGGGGAATACGAGGCAGCAGGAATAGACCGGCTCACTCGCGCCCGGAGGGGTCTGCGGTTCGAACACATGCGGATAAGAGATAATCGCTTCTGGCGTAATAACTTTTGACATCGGTGTTTCCTTATTCAACGGTAAAGTCGTCAGCCGCCAGAGTGGCGACAGACGGACGGTTATCTGTATCAGCGACCATAGATGTGCCGGTTGATACAGCCATGACGAGCGATGTCGGCAAGTTCTTCTTGCCCACGATACGCTCGATCTGCGATGGCGACTTCAACTTCTTTTCGTAGATGTCGTCGTCATCGAGACCTTCTTCCGTGGCCCAAGCCACGAACTCATCCTCAACACGCCAGCGACGTGTCGGGCGTTTCTCGACCAGCTTGTAGCCGGGCAGCGCGTTGCCGCTTTCGAGAATATAATTTGCGTGCCGACGCAGAGACTTGATCCACTCTTCGATCAGCGGAACCTTCTCCAGATAGTCGGCAACCTCGGCCGGTGTGAGATCGTTCAGGTCTTTGACCGCGCCGAACTCGTCTTGCGCTACAGCCAGCGCGTCGTTGCGCAGGGCTGAGCAAGTGCCAGCCGCTTTGCAGAACTTGCAGTGATCGCCCGCCAGACGCGGTGCGTTCGGCTTCAGGCTCTCATGCGCTGCGTCGATCAGTTCGGTTCCAAAGTCCATGATCTCGTCGCGGCTGTAGCTATATGACCGCACAGGGCCATCGGCGTGCATGGCGCGTGGTTGGATAACAACCGTGATAACCTTGTTGACGGGAGCCTTGTCGCCGATCTCAAGGATCGCGCCGAGCGCATAGTATTTAAGCTGCGCGTTGTCTTCGACTTCGACAGCCACACCTTGGCCGTGCTTATAGTCGAGGACATAGAGCGTCCCGCTTTCCTTGCCGTAGATGATGCAGTCGGCCGTGCCGAACATAGGCATGGGCGGGTCGAGTTTATCTAGGCTGAAGCGTTTCTCATAGCGGCACAAGCTTGGTTCCAGCAACGCCGTCGCACGGATGTGGTCGATATAGACCTGAACC